TATTGGCGGGGGAAATGCCGGACCATTGGGCCATCCACCATTGGCAAGCGCAAGCCGGTAGCCGGCTGGATGATGTCGAGCAATGGAAAAACGCCAACCCCCTGTTGTTGTGTCCGGGCGGGCACGTCACGGTTGAAAGCCTTACCGAGCGGTGGGAGGGGTTCAAACTGTCGAGCGCCGGTACGGACGAATGGCGCACCCAATACCTAAACCTACCGGCCGGCGCGTTTTGCGAATCGGAAATAGACCCGGTGGTATTGGAGCGCCAGCGGTTCGACTGGTCATTGGACGATTACCGTGGGTGTCCGGCGTACGTGTTTATTGATTTCAGCCTAGGGGCGGTGCATGGGGGCAAATGCGACCTAACCGCGGTGGCGGTGGTGGTCAATGCCGGCGAATACGGACTACTTCGAACGTGGGCGTTTGCCGCTGGCGATATGGAACGGATCAGACAGGATCGCCCGTGGTTGTGGGAGCAAATCCAAGGTGGCTACGTGTCACACAGCGCCCAAGATGTCGTGGACCTTGGAATGGTGGAAACGCTGTTGGCCGACCTAAAATCGAGGTTCGACCTTCAGGTAGTAGGCGTGGACCCCGTTGGGTGGTCCTATCAATGGGCCAACCAAGTATTGATCCAGCGCCACGAACTCCCCGTGGAAGCACGGTCCCAACGGCAAATTGAGGCGGCGCCGGCGTGGGCGACGTTCAAACACCTATTGGCTAGCAAGGGGCTCCGGTACTACGACGATCCCGTATTGCTAGACCAAATCGCCCACGCATCGGTATACGTGGACCCCAACGGAAATTCGAAGCCGCAAAAGGGGCGTTCCGAGCGCAATATCGACAATTTGGTAGCGGCCTACAACGCTGCCAGGTTGTACGACATCCGCGGGCGGTCCAACGCATTCCAGCCGGCTAGCGGCGTGATGATTATGTAAGCAACGCTACGGCCTATCCGCCATGTAGCGGACGGGTGGAAAATTTCGGATTGGACCCCGTAACCCATTGACACGGCCGAATCGTTCTCAAAATGGGCGGTTATGGCCGGTTTCCTGTCCAGCATCCGCCAATACCTGTTGGGACCGTACGACCTGTCGTTTATGGTCGATACCGGGCGGGCGATGTCTATTCAAGGGTTGCCGTCCGTTGAACGCGCCATTGACGGGGTTTCCGGGCTGTTGGCGTCGGTGAGCCTGTGCGCCTACGACCAAGCCGGCAAGGAAGCCGACCCGGCGCCGCTCCGCCTGTTGACTGGCACGGCCAGCGCCCTAGTCACCGGCCACGACCTTCGAAAATGGATGGTTTCGGAAGCGTTCGTAATGGGGAACGCATACGTGTACATCGCCCGCACCTTGAACGGTGAGCCGGCGGAACTGATCCCGCTGGACCGCGGGCGCGTGTTGATCGATTGGAGCCGATCCCCGATCCGGTACAAACTGGACGGCAAGGAAGTTGATTCGGCCGACATCATCCATATCAAGGCCAGCCATAGCCGGTGGGCGTTCCTAGGGGAATCGCCGCTGGATAAGTGCAAGGTGCAATTGGAACTGGTGGCGAAACTGGACGCGTGGGCGGCATCGATGGCGCAATCTGGCACTACCCGCCGGCTGGCGTTCCGGTTCCCTACCCCCATTTCCGACACGGCTAAACAATCCGTGATTGCCGGTTGGAAGGCGAAACTGTCCCGCGAAGGTGGCGCATCGGAACCGCTGGTGGTTGACGGCGGCGCCACCATTGAAGGCGTTTCGGGCGCCAACGACATGGAATCGATTACGTCGGCGCGAACGGCCGCAATGGCCGAGGTTGCGCGGGCGTTGGGCGTTCCGTACGCGTTCCTAGCCGCGGCGGAGGCCGGCACCCAAATTGACCTTGCGGCTACGCGCACCCTGTGCGACCAAACGCTATTCCCGTGGGCGCGGCGGATCGAAAACGAACTGCAAGAGAAATTGTTCCCCGGCTACCGGCTGGAACACGACCTCACCGAACTCAAGCGCGGCAGTATCAAGGAACACGCACGCGACCTAGCCAAATTGGTCATGGCCGGCGTGTTGACGCCTAATGATGCTAGGTGGTTCCTTGGCGTTGAACCCCACGAAGACGGCGACGAACTAACCGTGCGGCTTGACACCGTGAACGGCCAAGCCGTTCACAACGATGAACAGCAAGAGGACGAAACGAATGAAGCCGGCGACAATTGAGCGGCGGGGGTTTGAACTGCGGGCAACGCTGGACGGCCAGCGGGTTAGCGGTTTGGCTATTCCCTATGGCAAGGAATCGCTACCGCTGCCGTTTACGGAAATCATCCGCGCCGGCGCGTTCCGGGAATCGTTGACTTCGCGCAACATCGGTATGTACGTGGAACACGATTCCGGGCGCGTACTCGCCAACACGCGTAGCGGAACGCTGCGGCTTGAGGAAACGCCGGAGGGGATCCGGTTCGCCGCGATGCTGCCGGCCACGCAGGATGGCAACGATGTCCGGGCGCTGTTGGATGCCGGCATTTACTCGCAAATGTCGTTCGGATTCATTGCCACGGAAGATGAGTGGGAGGAAAACACCCGCTACGTCAACCGTGCGGAACTATTCGAAATTTCAATCGTCCACAACGCCGCGTATGGGGAGGAAACCGAAGCCGCCCTCCGCAACCGGTGCAATGTCCCGCGACCGGATTTGCGCCGGCGCTATCTGCGGCTTCGTTTTGGAGAACTGAACCGATGAACGTGATTGCACTTCGCGCCAAGCATGGCGAACTGATGAAGGAACTGGAAGCCGTGGTGGAATCGACCGCGGCCGATGCGCTGGACCGCTTCAACGCGATTGAAGCCGAAATGGCCGACATTCGGTCCAAGATGGACGCGGCGGAATCGGTGGAAGGGCGCCGGGCGCGTGCGGCGGCAATCCGGCAGGAAGCCGGCAACACCATTCTTCGCCCCGAGAACCGCGGCGGCAATTCGGCATTTGACTTTGCGGCGTTCCGTTCGTGGATGGGCCGCAAGGATGCCAGCCCGCAGGGTTACGACGTTGCAGACTTCCGTACGCTGTCAACCGGATCGGCCGCTACCCCGTTCGGCGGCTACACCGTGCCGACCATTCAAACCGGCGAATTCGTCAAGTGGCAGGATTGGAGCGCCCCGGTTCGTGAACTGGCAACCGTGCTTCAGTTCAGCCAGCCGTACGACCTCCCCGTAATCAACGGCCGCACCACCGTTACGGCTACGGCCGAAGCCGCGGCCTACACGGAATCCGAGTTTACGGTCGACCGGCGCCAATTCAAGGCGTGGAAAATGACCGCGGAAACCAACCTGACCGATGAACTGTTGAACGATTCGGTTGTGGATATGGCTGGTGAAATTCTTCAGGACCACGCCCGCGCCCACGTTCGTGCGCGTGACTTGCGACATTGCACAGGAACCGCCGGTGCCAATAGCCAGGAACAGGGATTGTTCTCTAATTCCGCTGTGACGGTTGCCTATCCAGCCGCGAACGTCATTAAAACTGGTGGCGCCGCAACCGACGTTGATTTCGACGACATCATCGCGGCCTATGGCGCATTGCGCCCCGGTTATTCCGCTAACGCTTCGTGGATCATGAATCCAGCAACGTGGGTTCGGTTGCTGCAACTTCGCGATTCGTCCGGCGCTGGCCGTTACCTTTACGACGGTTTCACCGGAAACGTCATTAAGGAAGGTGCAAGCGGAATTCTCATGGGGCGTCCGGTCTATCTGACCGACAACGCGCCTACGTTTGTTTCCGGCACTTCGGGACAATTCGTTTTCTACGGTGACCTGAAGCGTTGCTACCGCATCGTTGACCGTACGCAGGTGAAGTTTTTGTACGACCCCTATAGCAAGTCCTCCAACGGGATCGTTATGTACAAGAGCGATTTCCGTTCGGATGCAATGGTGGTTGACGGTTACGCCGGTTGCGTGATTCGCAACGCGTCGTAAATTCACAGGGCATTGTCCAACGCGGGGGTGGTGGTGATGAGCCACCACCCCCGTTTCCAAGGGGCGCACAATGGCGGCAGCACTCACTACAGCAAACGTAAAGAGCCATTGCCGCATTTACCACGCGGACGATGATTCCTACATTTCCACCATTCTGTTGCCGGCGGCAATTCGTGCGTGGGAAGCGGCCACCGGACGTTCGGCGGAATTGCTAATCCGCATCGCTAGGTTGTCGGAGGAAGGGACTACCTATTGGTATCCAACGCCGCAACCGCTCGACAGCACGTACACGCCGACCATTACGTACACCGATCCCGTCAATGGATCGACAATCGAAAACGCCACGGTGTACTACGAAGGTGGCCGGGCGGTGGTGGAAATCCCGAGTGAGTACACGCGGCCGGTGACGATTACCTACCGAACGACTGGCCCCGACGATGCCGACGTAATGGGGGTGCTTCAGGCTTGCGCCATGCTTTACGCATATCGCGGCGATGATCCCGGCAGCGCCCAAGAGCGTGCCGTATCCATGCTTACGGCAATGTTCCACGAACGGGGCGTCTCGTGATCCCCCGGGGGATGTTCAGGCACCATTTCCACGTGCAGAATTACACGGCGTCCGTTGACGATTACGGCCAGCCCACCAAATCGTGGGCATTGGTTACCAACGGCGGCGTGACCGGACATATTGAATCGGCCGACGGTAGCCAAATCGACGCGCTGGACGTGGCCCGCGGACAGGTTCGCTATCGAATTGTGTTGCCGTTCGTGGCCAACCTGACTACCAAAAGCCGGTTGCTGTTGAAGGAAGCCGGTAAGGCGGATCGCATATTCCAGGTGGTAGGGGTTGTCGATACCGGCCTACGGCGTATGCAACTGGAACTCGATTGCTTGGAAACCGTGGCATGATCCGCAACCCGATCGCGTACGAAGCCGCCGTAGCCCGCCGGAAGGCGGAAGCGAACGGCCGCAAGCGCAACGCGGCCAACGCTCTACGGGCGATGCGCGGCCAGCGTGGGTACAACCGCGACATTGCCGCGATGGAACGGGCGTTGCGGCGGATGCCGGAAGCGGCCGGCCGGAACATCCTGAAGCGTGTAGCCCGCAAGGCGTCCAAGGGGCAATTGGTGTTGTTCCGTGCCGCGTGGCGGTCTATCACGCCGAGCGCCGCACGTGCCGCGGAGCGCCTGAAGGAACTTCGCCGCGGTCCAACTGCCACGTACGAAGTGGAAGGCCGTACGCGGCGTGTCGGCCGGTTCGGCGGCAATTTCGACGGCGGATGGATCCCCAACACCGTTCGCAAGGCCATTGCAATGGCCACCGTCAATTTCGCGGACATTAAAGCCGGCAAACTCCGTTGGGGCGCCGGCGTCAAGTACACCCGCACTCGACTATCCCGATTGTCCCCCCTATTGAACGGCAAGTTTCGGGTTCTCGATCGGGTGCAACTAATCCATACCCCCCAAGAGATGCTCCGTAAACTTGGGGAAGCCGCGCGGCTCACGTTCGCGCAGGAATGCGCCAAGGAAGCATTGAAGGTGAAAAAGTGAGCATTGAAACGGCTATTTACGGGTGGTTGTCCAATAGCGGCGCCGTGGCGGCGCTGGTGGATACGCGCATATCGCCGGAATGGCGCCGCGAAGGTACCCAGTTGCCGGCCGTGGTCTACAGCGTGGACGGCCGGGAGCCAGTACGCCATATGGGCGGATCCGCGGCGCTGGAATCGTTTGAAGTTTCCATTACGTGCATGGGGGCGACGGCAAACGCGGCGCGAGACCTGGCGGCGGCGGTCCGAACACGTATGGAAGCCAATTTGGGTTGGGCAACCGCCTACGACGGCACTAGCGTTAAAAACGCCCACCGGACTGGCGAACAACTAGAACGTATCGACGATGCCGAGGGAACGGACGATGGAATCCGCGCCGTTAGGCAGACTTACACCATTTGGGCTACCGGAGGCTGAACTATGGCAATCCTTGGCAACTACAACACAATCACCATTGCCGGCGTGACTTGCACGGCATCGAATTTCACCGTGTCGGCAACGCGGCAATTGGTCGAATCAACCGCGATGAACGATAGCAAGGTGCGTTTTTTGGCCACCCGCGCCCGGTGGTCCGGCAGCGTTACCGTGCATGGCGATATGGCCAGCCTGTCCACCATTGTTGCCGAAATCGATGATGAGGATGCAACGGTAAGCATGACCGTGGCGAACACCGGAGGCGCCACAAATTGGGTGCCGCCGGCAGCAATGCAAGTTTGGATCACCGGCGTTACGGCGAACTATGCCAACGACACCGTTGCAACGGTTGACATCACGTTTGAAGGTTCTAACGTGGCGTTTATCTAATGCTGTGGCGCAAACTGTCCAAGGGGATTGAAACCTATCCCAACGTGGTTGAAATTCGCCCATGTTCCGTGGGGGAATGGCGCAGCATTGACAAACTGCCTGAAGCCGAGCGCCCGGACGCCATCGTAAGGTTGTGCTGTCGTATCGACGGCCAGCCGGTGTTGGTGCCTGAATCGCTGGATATTCACGTGCATGGTGCGATTGTGGCCGGGATCATGGAAAACCCTTGGAATGGTCTACCGTTGACCGCATAGAACGGTTGCTAACGGTGCTTGCGATGGCCACGGGTGCCAAGCCACAAACTGTGGCACCGTGGGAAAACCACGCGGCAGCAACCGTAAACACCCTACATAGGATCATTGAATGGCAAGCACAGTCCTCCGGGTTGAATTCGAAGCCAGCACGGCCGGATTAAAGCGTGGCGCACAGGATGCCATTGGCATTATGCGCGGCGCGAATTCGGCCATTGCGAGTTTGCAGGGCATCGCCGGCGGGATGCTGTCGGCGCCAATTGTTCAAGCGGCCGAAGCGTTGGCGCAATATCGGGAGGAAGCCAGGTCCGCCGGTAGGGCGCTAGCGTCGCGGTTTTCGCCGGAAATGGTGCAAGCCAACGTGACCAACCGGCTACGGGAAATGGAAGTAGGCCGGCAATTGGCGGAACGGCACGGCGAACAATTCGCGGAACAGGAACGCCGGAAAAAGGAACAGGAATTGGGCCTAACGGCGTTGAACGCTGGCGCCCCCAAAACGCTGATGGAAAAAGCGTCGTACGGATTGCAAAACCCAACCCAAACCCTGTCGGAAGGATTCATGGCTAGCGGTGAAATGGCCGCGGCCGGTATCGGTTTGTTGGGCGGCGATACGACTTCAGCGGTTACCAACGCGGTTTCAGGTCTACAGCGGTTGCGCCGAGCGTTTGGATTCGGGGAATCGGCCGAAGGGATTGCCGGCGAAACGGAAATGCTCCGCATTATGCGGGACGTGGCAACCAACACACAGGGGGCTAGGTAATGGCGTGGCAAATTCGACGTGTTGCGGACAGCAACCGTTCATCCGTAACCCTTGAGCCGCGTAGTTCATCGTTTTCCGCCGAGTGGCACGTATGGAACGATGATCCAGCCTACGACGGCCAGTACGACAGCACTTGGACGGTGCTTGCGCTTATCAAAAACAACCAAGTGAACATCCCGTTCATCGGGGAACGGCTGGTGTCGGGCGCAACCGATGCCGGCTTGGCGCAACTCATCATTTCCGATTTGCAGGTGGTGCCGATCCCGTCGAAAGCCAACGCTTACCGGGTGGTTGCCACGGGTGATGCCCCGTTGGTCGGGATTGCACCGTATCCAACGGTGAAGATCACCAAACTTACGAAGCGGCGAACGGTGCCAATGTACGTAACGCCAACAACCATACCCGGTACCGGAACTCCGCCCGTGTATGGCTATGCACCGTTTCCGCCAACGGCGTTTATTTCGGGAACCACCGTCAACCAAATGGGTAACCCGATCATGGTTCCGATTAGGCAAGAGCAATTAACGGTTGAATACGTGCGGCACTTGCCGGCCGAATTGGCCTACACGCCGGGAAATTGGCAGACGTCGTTTGCAGAAATCGACAAACGTAACGCAACTACGTTTCTTGGATACTCCGCCGGATTTCTGAAGTACGAAGGGCGCCAGCAAGTGTTTCTAACGGATCAGGTGGTATCGGTTCAGGACACGTTCCTATTTGATGAGTGGGCATTCCTCACCCAAGAGGTTCAGCGCGACGATGTTGGGAACGTCATTTGCGACGCAACCCCTATCACCATTGTGAACCTGCCCCAACTTGTGACCAATCGCGCCTATTGGTTCCAACTGTATCCCAACACGGTTGAAATGAATCCCGTGGGCGGCGCGAGCAACATCATTCCGCCGGAAATCTATAGCCACCTAACTACGTCAACCCCCGCGTGGTAACCGATGCCGGCACGTTTTACATTTGGTGGTTCGGTATCGGCAACGGTGCTTAACCAAATTTGCGAAGCCGCGGACTACGTTGCGGAGAACACCGACACGTTGACGCGGGCGCAATCGGGGATGCCGGCAAACACCTACGGAATGGTGTTGCTCCGGATTGACGGCAACACCTCCAGCGGCAGCAACCGGTACGTGTATACGGGGGATGCCGTGTTGCCGACGGCTACGGCGTACACCGAAGCAACCCGCAACGGAACGCATTTCAACAACGTGACGGCGTACAACCTAGCGGAATGGAAAAACACGGCCGGTGCCGCCGGCGGCGGCGTCAATGCCACCCGAGCCAACACCCTTGGGTTTGCCATGTTGCCGGTGCCGACCAATTCAATCGTGCTGGCGTTCCCAATCCGCACCACCGGCGGGAAAACGGTGCTGGTGTTCGACCGGCAAAACATATTCGACGGTGAATGCACTTCGTCGCTAGTTACGACCATTGACGGGGGCGCCTACTAATGGCCGACATCATCCGCCATAAGCGAAGCGGCACGGCCGGCGCCGTACCTACCACCGGCGATTTGTTGCAAGGGGAATTGGCCGTCAATTACTACGACGGTGCCGTATTCATGGAAACTGACGATGGAACTACGGTTGCCATCGCAAAAATTGACGGCCGCAAATGCCAGGTGGACGCATTCACAGCATCGGGAACGTGGACGAAGCCAGCGGGCGCCAAGGTGGTTTTCGGAATCATGGTGGGCGGCGGCGGCGGGGGAGGTTCCGGCCGGCGCGGCGCGGCGTCCAGCGCCCGCGGTGGCGGTGGTGGCGGCGGCGGCGCGGCAGTAACCGAAACGACGTGGAACGCGGCCGATCTACCGGCGACGCTATCCGTAACGATTGGTGCCGGCGGAACCGGAGGGGCGTCTAGAACGACCGACAGCACTAACGGTGCCGCTGGCGGAAATGGCGGGACAACGCGGCTAGGCAATTCACCCGGTGACTACGGGCGGGCGGTTGGTGGCAATCTAGGGCAAGGCGGAACAACGGCCGGTGGAACCGCCGGCGCGGCGCAAACTGGCGGAATGTTTGACGGCGGCGCGGCTGGTGCCGGTGGAACCCGCAATGGGACATCCGCGGCTACGTACGCCAAGGGTTCGGGTGGTGGTGGCGGTGGCGCCGGTCTATCGACTGGAAACCTATATGGCGTCGGTGGCGATGGATCCGGTACGGCACGGATCGGCACTACGGCGTTGGGCGGCAATACGGACGATCCCGAGCCGGCCGTAACCGGAATCGGCAACGGGATTACGGCTACCGGCGGCGGTGGTGGTGGAAGCGGATTGGCAATGGTGGGACAGGACGGCGCCGCTGGTGGAAACTATGGCGGTGGCGGCGGCGGGGGAGCGGCTAGCGAAAACGGTTACAACAGCGGCGCCGGTGGTGCTGGTGGTGGCGGATTGGTCGTAATGATTACCTACTTTTGAGGGGCAACTATGCGGTGGGCTATCGTCGTTTCGGGCGTGGTGGAAAACGTCATTATTTGGGATGGCGATACCGACCGGTGGCAACCGCCGATGGGTGCATCGGTTGTCGCCATTGCGCCCGGCCAAGCGTGTTCTATTGGATGGATTTACGCCAACGGCACGTTTAGTGAGCCGGAGGAACCATGACACGGTTTGTGTTGGTGATGTTTGCTGGTGGTTGCGCTAGCGCATCCGAGCGCATCGCCGCCAACACGAATGAGGTTCGGCAATTGGCCCATTCCAGCGGCCAGCGTTTCGAACGGATCACGGTGCAAGCCGATTCGCTGGCGCCCGACATTCCCGCGATTCGTTCGGACGCTGTAGCCGGCCAGATTGAACAGGCGCGTATTCTGTCGAGCGTGGACACCATATACATGGCCCTAACTGGCGTAGAGGATGTCGTACCGTGGTGGGTGGCGCCCGTGGTCTACGTTGCCATTGCGTTGGCCGTGCTTGGCGTCGTGTTCCTAGTGTGGCACCTAGGCATTGGGCGATTCGTCAAGGGGTGGCTAGGACTAGTCACGCCCACCGAACGTCGAGCGGCTGAACTTACGGCCAATTTGATTGACCTAACCCCGGAACAGGCGGTGGCAACCATTGCCGAACTACGCCGGGCCGACCCAACGTTCGACGCGGCCTACCGGCGGGCCGCACCAATCCGCACTAGCCGGCGCAAGGATCCTAAAAATGATGATCGCAACGATTGAAAGCCTTTTGGGCAGTTTGTGGTTCGCCATCATGCTTGGCGCTGGCGGCTATATCGCCGGCAACCTGTTTCCATTGTCGCGGTTTAAGCGGTGACACTTCAGGCTAGTTGTTGCTGTGGTCGTTGCAGCGATGAGTGTTACATAGTCCCATCGCCAAATACGACCAAATGCACGACCTGTGAGGGTGGCAACCAAGCCACCATTGCCGGTTTTGCTATGTCATGGGATCCACAGCAATACCTATGCATTGAAACGCGTTCCGGGTGCTACGCCACCGTCATACAGCCGTTTACGTACAACTGTTTTTCAGTTTTGCAGGGCATCGATGTTCCGTGGTTGGAGGATCAATACGAAGGAACCAAGTACCGAACGTTCCGACTGCGGGCGGCAATGCACTATTGGTGGCAAACGTGGGATGGGCCACGCGCCGATCCAGCGGTAGGACAGATTTTCGGTGAGGCGTCGTACCAATACCCCGCGGTTAGTTTCAACCACCCAACGGTTACGTTCGAGCGGTTTTACCAAACGACACCGGCGCCAGCCAGGTGCAACCACCGGGTGAAAACCTACACCGGCGGCGATGCCGGTTTCGGTGAATTCCAAGCGTCGTACACGCATTGCACTAGTTACGCGTCGTGGCCAATACCGATGCAAAAATGGATTCAGGATGAGGTATGCAAATACAGCATCATCACCTACACGCGCAACGTGTACTACCAACGTGCGGACCAACCCGGATTCGTGCAATGCGTGCAACCCGGTTGGTCGGTCCCAACCGTGACCACGTTTAACCGCCGGCTATTGGGGCAAACAACAGCGTGGTACTACCGAAAATTGCCAACTCCGGGAACGTCCGGTGTGCCTAACTATTGTTTCAACCGTGGCGTGTACGAATTGGGCTATAGCACGTTCCAATACGACAACATCACGGACCCTAACTCATTCCCGCACCAATCGGACCCGCTGGACCCAACGCAACCTAGTCCGTTGGTGGATCCATCGCCCGGTACGTTGACGGGAAACCCCGGACAGGTTGACCGGTTCGACACCGTTTGGCCGTTGACGCTAACGCTCGCATGAAAACCGTACACGTCATAGATTTTGAACACGCCGGCCGGCGCTACCTACAACACGTCGAGCGGGATGGGTTGCGGTTGGAACTGGTGGGCCAACCGGAACCCGCCCCGCCTAGGGGGTTCGGTGACACGGTGGCGGCAATCACAACCGCCGTTGGAATCAAGCCTTGCGGCGGTTGCAAGGCGCGGCAAGAGGCGTTGAACAAATTGTTTCCATTCGGGAATAATTCCGGCGCGGACCTATAGACGGGACCGCATTCGGCCGATATCACGTAATAACCAACGTCCACAGCGTTGGTAACCATGGTCCGAGTCACCGCCCAAAAGCCGCGTTTTTAGGCCGTTTTCGCGTCCGAGAATATGTGTTCTGTTTTGCAATAACCCTTGGGTTTGAAGGTTATTCAGAAAAGCGGACGTAGAACAGGGACGTTGATTCTGACCACCGCGGACGGTTTTACGGGCCGTCCGCACGTTTCCGTAGTGGTTGGAACAATGCAATGCCTGAAACTGAACAATTGGCCGATGACGGTTTCCCGCTGTCCGACGTAGACCCGTTGACGGGTTGGATGTACGGCGAGGTGGGGGCGTGATTCACAGCCCGGAAATCAATGAAATTGCGGCGGCGCTGGCGCGGGCGTGGCCGAAGTTCAAGAGTCCCGAGCGTAGCGCCGTCAACCCGCAATTCAGGTCTAGCACCAGCGGCGGCAAGTATGCCACGTTGGAGGACGTGCTAGACGCGGTGCGCGATCCGCTGGCCGTGGAAAGCCTGATGCTGTCGCAATCGGTGACCACCTACCCGGAAACCGGGTTGGTGTCGGTTCATTCGATGCTGATGCACAAGAGCGGCCAATTTTTGCGGTTTGAAACCACGTTGCCGACGCGGGACTACACCGCGCACGGTTGCGGGGCGGCGGTGACCTATGCGCGGCGCTATTCCGCAATGGCAATCCTGAACCTGGCACCCGGCGATGGGACCGACGACGACGGAAACGCCGCCACCATCGTTCCCGTGCGAGAACCGGCCGGCAAGCGCAACGCGGACGTTCGTCCGCCGAGCGCCCCGGCCGGTTCAACGGGGGAGGAATCGGTAGCCGTCCATTCGGTGCAAGAGGCCGTGACCACCACCGGCAAGCCGTATTGGTGGGTTACGACGGCTGACGGCCGGCGCTGGAGGATTTGGGACCGTGCCGCCGGCGGCACCAGCCGTGGGGACGTGGTCCGGCTGGAGGGAGTGAAGCACGACGCCAAATTCGGCTGGAGCGCCCGCCGGATTGAAACCATCGGCAAGGCGGAAATGGGCGCCCCCGAGCCTTCAACGGACATTCCATTTTGACCACGGACGATTCAGAAGTGAATGAAAACTGGTCCGCCAGTTCGGTGGTCAATGCCATTAGGGCGTTGGTGGAATTGCAATCGGTGTTGCGTGAATCACGCGACATGGCGTTACGTGAATTGGAACAGGCGCGGCAACGCGAAGCCATGATGGCGGAGGAAACCCGCCGGCTACGTGCGCGTTTGTCCCACTACGAAAAGGCAGACTCCAGCAATGGCGCCGGGTGATACCGGCGCCGTTGTGTTTGCTGTGATTTACACCGTAAGTGTTGCAGCAATCATCATTTACCTAGGAACAATGGACAATGATTGATGGTCATTCATGGGGGAGCAATTGGGCCAAACTGTGTTCCGCATTCCCCCGCGTAGCCAGCCTCCCCGATAAGGCGCGGCAAGCATTCCACGACAGGTTTACCAAACTGGATCAACCCACCCTGGCGGTTGCTATCGACAACCTACGGGAATCGTCCGACAGCGACCGCACCAGCGTTGAACGTCTAGCCCGCGCCTACGGCCGGCTGATCCCCAAGCACCAAGCCGACGAACACCACGTGCGGGGGAAGGTGCCGATCCGGTACGAAGTGTGGCCGCGTGAATTCGGGCGCGTTCAAGGCTTCAGCCTGAACCACGAACGCGAAGCACGGGCCTACCACCGGGAGCGACCATTGAGCCGGCTACTTCGGGTTTGGTCCGACGGTGACCGGGAGGACATCGACGCCGGCCCCGAAATGTCGGAGGAACGCAAGGCGGAATTGGTGGTTGCCGTTCGTGAGGCGTTTTCCCCTCCCCGGACCCCTCCCCTTGGGGTGTCAAGCCTCACGACAGCGCGAAGCCAGCGCGTAGCGCCTGTCGCTGACGGCTTGTACCCCCCGCGTGGGGTGTTTGTCAATACCCCCGATGGCGAAAATGAGAACGCCGTCGAGCGCCGGCAAGGCGCCACCGACGCTTACGCTGTGGCGCTTGCGGCGTCTCCGGCGGTGAGTGATTACGACCTAACCGAATTGATTGTGGCCGCTACCCGTGTTGCTAACGCGGTTGAAACGGACCCCGCCCGGCGGGCCGTCAATGCGGCCGTAATGGCCAAGTACCTACGCACCCAAATGGAACTGGAGGAAGCCGATGGAACGCGCTGAAGTGAGGGACAGGGTTGGAACGATTGGCCGGCTACTGTCGGCCGAGTGGTCCCACCCCGTGGTGATCGACCCAATCACCGCCCGTGAATGGGGCGGTTTGCTGAAGGAAGCCGCCGAGCAATTGGAACACCTGGCGGATTGGGCCAGCGGAGTTGAGGAGGACAACGGCCAATTGCGGCGCGATATCGACCGGCTACGCCTGTCGGCCAAATCGCTGGAAATGCAATTGGTGGAACGCCGGCCGGCGCCACAGGGGGTGAACAATGGGGCGTGAACAGCGCCGGCGTGGCGCGGAAGGGGAGCGGGAAGCCGCTGTGGCCGTCACCCAACACCTAGGTGTGCCGGCGGAGCGGAGCGCCCGTAACGGCGTCAAGGGGGCATCGGACCTCCAAACCGCCATGCGCGGTTGGAATTGGGAAGTGAAGCGGCGTAAAAAGGCCGCGGTGGACCGGTTGCTAACCCACGCACAGGTTGACGCCGGCGCCGAATTTCAGGGCAACAACGCCGTGTTGTTGGTGCGTGTTGACCGCGGGGAATGGATCATGTCCATTCGGCTAGCCGACCTGCCCCAATTCGTCCGCGATTGGCGGGCGGTGGTCGAAATCAAGTGAAGCGCGTAACCGATTACGTGGTCCAGCCGGCCGGCAAGCCGGCACCCAAGCGGCGGGACGGCAAGCGCCGGCATGGTTCGTGGCGCCGGCTACGGGAGCGGTTGCGGCTGGCGCGTGGGATATGGCGTTGCGAACAATGCGGCGCCGTGGCGGCGCTGGAAGCGCACCACGTCGTTCCCGTTTCCGTGGACAGGGGGAGGGAACTGGATCCATCCAACGTCCGTTTTCTGTGTATCCCGTGCCACGATGGCCAACACAATAGGTTGTGTCAGCCGGAGTTAGAGCCACAACATATGGTGGGTACCCCCCCTATGGGGGGGGGGTGGGTTTGCTAAAGGATCCCTCACCGTGGGCCCCGCGATTTGCATGAAATCAGAATGGCGAAACCCGACGGCCATTTCCTGACGCTAGGACGCGATTGGGCGGCGTCCGTGCTGGACCGGCACCAACTGGCCCCCGTTCCCGCGGCGGGCCTACGGGCGTTCCTGACGGCCGCGGACGGCGGCGTGTACGACGGGCCAGCAATTGACCGGTGGGCGCGGGCGCTGCCGGCCGGTATCGCGTTCCACCCCTATTGGGTGCCGGTGGTAGCCGACGTGGTGGGGCGGCGGAAGGCGCCCCGGTTGGTGTCGTTTACGGTGGCGCGGTCCCACGGGAAAACCACCCTGGCAGCGTTGCTAGCACGGCACTACATGGAACAGGTGGGGACCAACAACGTGGTGGTTTCGGCGTCCACGGCCAGCACCCAAGCCGAATTGAGCGTGGACACCCTAGCCAACATGGTGGAAGGGTTGGACGGTTGGAAATTCAACCGCGCCGCCGGCCGGAAGGGGTTGTACTGCCACGGGAACAGTTTCAAACCCATTGCGATGGACCCCAAGCGGGCCGACGGCATCACCCCACACCTATTGATTGCCGACGAAGCCGCCCGCCTTGAACACGCGTTTTTTTTCCGCCTGATGTCGGCCGCTGGCAAACTGCCCAATGGCCTAATGCTGATGATTACGACATCGGAGGGGGATCTATCGCTACCGTGGGCGGTTTGGCGCAAGGATGCCGAGCGCCGGCTATTGGCGGGGGAAATGCCGGACCATTGGGCCATCCACCATTGGCAAGCGCAAGCCGGTAGCCGGCTGGATGATGTCGAGCAATGGAAAAACGCCAACCCCCTGTTGTTGTGTCCGGGCGGGCACGT